GCCGGCCGCAGGGAGGGGGGGTAGCTCACCCCAGCCCTTGAGGAAGTAGTTCGCGGACTCCACCTCTGTCCGCGACGCAGCCTTCAGCGCGTGATCGACCATGGCGGGGACACCGCTCTTCGCGATCATCGCCAGAACCGGGAACCAGGCGTTGCCCCTGAACGGCCAGCGGACGTAGACCCCTGCTGCTGTGATCCCGTCGACGAGCGGCCGGGCGGCTTCTGGGATTCCGTCGCCAGTTGACTGCGGCCGGCCCTCCCGCTTGCTAGCTAGAGGGGTTGTAGTTGAGGGGTTAAGAGGGGTAGGGGTCCCGGATTCCCTGACACTGACGTCCCGGATTCCCTGACACTGAGACGGGTCAGTGTCCGCATTTCCCTGACACTGACCGTTCGTCTCAGTGTCAGGGGTTCCGGGACGCTGAGAGGGGTCAGTGTCAGGAGTTCCGGGACGCTGAGGAGGGGTCTCAATGTCCCGGATTTCCTGACACTGAAAGTCGGGGAACTTGGCGATCCGGTACTTGGCCGTGCCGTTCTTCTGGCCGGCCGCGAGCTTCTCGATCGCCCCCTTGGCTGTGAGCGACTTGAGCACCGCGTAGAGCTGCGAGCGGCTGAGCTTGGCACCCCGAAGCACCTCGGGCCGCTCGACGCTGTTCCACGTGATGCGGGTGTCGTCATTGGCGTCTTCGGCCAGGACGACGAGGAGGAGCTTCTCCCGGTGCGTCAGGGCCTCAGGTGCGCCGGTGAGCACCTCGACGATCAGGCGGATTCCCACGGGTCTCTTCTCTCGGTCGCGGCTACGTGCGGTTGGCTTGTCGGTGCTGGCGGGTCAGGGTCCGGCGCGCGGCCGGCGGCAGGCGGTCACGCGGCCATCGCGTCGAGGTCGGCACACAGCAGCCGTCGGTAGCCCTCGACGGCCTGGCGGGTCATCGCCTGGTTGCCGAGGATCGTCAACTGCGCGTTGCGCGGGAGGTCTAGGCCGGTGACCCAGCCCTCGTCGTTGCCCTGCATCCACTCGGTGAACACCGGGTTGAGGCGCCGGTTGCAGCGGTCGCCGGGCTCGGTGGGCTCCGGTGCGGGGCGGCCGATGATGGCCTCCCAGCGGCGGATCGCCGGGCCGTAGTCGACGCCGTTGGTGGCAATCCAGTTGCCGCGGCGGGGCAGGCGGTTGACGACGAACTCGTTCAAGGGCCGGGAGTTGTCGTCCATCTTGTTGCTGGCCCCGGACTTCCAGTCCCGGGCGGCCGGCGTGGGCAGGAGGTCTACAGCTCCTGCGGCGGCAGCAGGAAGACCACTTCGTCCTCCAAGGTCGGCCCGTGCCCACCGGCCTTCCGCTTGTCCGGGTGCTGCGGCCCACCGTTCGCGCCAAGCTGCGACGTCGGGGTCTTCAGCAGCGGGAAAGGCGAGGCCGACCAGCGCCACCGGAGGTGGGGCGCCCCGACCTGTGCAGCTGGTAGACACGTCCACCAGATGCCATACCCGAGCGCGGCCAGGTCTTCGACAACGACGCCGAGGCCCCGCGACCGGAGCGCTTCCACGTTTTCCAGGAAGACGAGGCGCGGTCGAACGATGCCCACAGCTTCAGCAACGTTCTTCCACACCGACGACCACTTGCCATGGATTCCGTCCCTCTTTCCTGCGTTGGAGATGTTGCGGCACGGGAATCCGGCCGTCAGGGTTTCGATGCGGTACTGCTGGGCGATCCCGGCCCAGTCGGCCTGGGTGATGTCGCCGACGTTCACGGCCCACGGGAAGCGGGCTTCCATGACGCGGCTGGCGAACGGGTCGTTCTCGGCGTAGGCCAACGTCTTGTTACCGGTGATCTGCTCGACGGCCAGGTCGAGGGTGCCGGCGCCGGAGCAGAGGCTGAGGTTGCTCACGCCGCCTCCCCGAGCTGCTCGCGGAGGCGAGCCGTGACGCGGTAGACGGTGCGGTCGGTGCAGCCGACAAGGTCGGCGATCTGTTCGGCGTCGAGTCCGCCGCGCCGGTAGAGGCGGATGATCCGTTCCTCGCGTTCGGCTTCCCGCCTGCGGCGTTCGTTTCCGGCGGCGGCGTCGGCTCGCGCCCGGGGCAGTTGCCCGCCCCACAGGCCGTGCCGGTGGGAGTGGGCGAGGTCGCCCTCGACTTGCTGAGCGAAGTCGGCGCACTGCTGCTGTACGGGGCAGCCTGCGCAGACCTGCTTGGCGTCGCGGTAGCCGACGCCCTTTCCGTCGGGGTGCCACAGTTCGGGGTCGACTTGGGCGCAGCGTGCGTCTTCCATCCAGTCGTAGCGGCTCACGGCCGGTCCTCCTTCCGGGGGCTGCGGTGTGTGGGGTGGTTGGCGAAGTGTTCGAGGCGGCGGATGCCGCGGCGGTCCTGGTGCCGGTCGTAGATCCATCCGGCGGTGTGTCGTGCGATGCGGCAGCCGGCGATGGCCGCGCCGGTGACGACTGCTCCGGGTGCGAGCCAGAGGGCGAAGTCGATGACGCGGGTGGTGTGGTCGCCGACGTCGACGGCGAGGCACCAGGCATCGAGGGCGGTCACGATTCGTCCACCTCCGCCCGGCCGGTGATGGCGGCGTAGGCGATGGCGGCGATCCCAGCCATGAGGGTCAGGCAGGCGAGGAACAGGGCGACGTCGATCACGCGGCGCCTCCGAACAGGTCGGTCATGTACGGCTTGTCGAGCCGGACGGTGCAGAGTTCGGCGTGGGCCGGGTCCTTCTCGATGCCGATCGAGTGGAAGCTTTCGAGGCGGCAGGCTTCGAGCGTTGCCCCGGAGCCGGCGAAGGGGTCGAGGACAGTTCCGCCGGGCGGCGTGACGAGACGGACCAGCCACCGCATCAGGGCGAGCGGCTTGACCGTGGTGTGCGCGGTGCCGTCTGCTAGACGGGGGCGCTCCGATGCGGGGGCCTTCGCCTCGTAGCGGAAGACGGGAAAGAAGCGAGAGGCGCCGCCTGAGTCGCCACCGGCCCACGATCCTCGCTCGCCGTCTGCCCCGTGGTAGCCCATCCCCCGGCCCTTGTTGGCGCGGGCGTTGCTGCCGGTAATGCCGCTCTGTACATCCATTTCAGCGACGGGGCATCCGGTCTGGCAGTTCCCGCCGTCGATGCAGTCGGGCCCGTGGCCGAGGAGTGCGTTCGTCGGCCAGCGTCCGGCCGCGTGCGCGGAGTCCTCGCGGGTGCCGGTCCACTCTCCGTAGGCGTCGCCGTTGCGGTTGCTGTCGAGGCCGACGACGGAGGCGCACTTGTCGCGGTAGTCCTGCCCGGCCGCCGTGCGGCAGCCGTCGATGTTCAGTCCGCCGGTGCCGTGTTCAAGGACGTTGGCGATGATCGTGTTGAAGCCCGTCGACTTACGGGCGAGGACGATCGGCTCGTGCGCGGGCTTCAGCGCCGTGTTCCAGCCCTGCCACTGACTGGCCGCCTCCGACGCCGGGGCCGTCAAGTCGTATGCACCATCGCTGAGGCCGGCCAACTGTACGTCAGATTCACGGCGGACACGGAAGCCCTGCCCGATCACCTCGCGCTGCGACCAAGCCTCACCGAGGGTGCCGCGTCTGGCGTTCAGCTCGGCAACAAGCGGCCTGATCTCCGTGTCGTCGAAGGCGAGTTCATCGCGCAGACGGTCCCACTGCTCAGGCGTCGGCACGGAAGCGGCCTTGTTGGTTGTCGCCGTCCAGTGGCTCGCCATGCCGTTAAATCCGAACAGGGCGTCGATCTGCTTGGTGCTCCATCCGGCGGCATCCCGGGCTGCCTTCAGCCAGGCGGTCACCTGGAGGACCTGGGCATGGTCGTCGCGCCGCTTGTCGATGGACTTGGCGATGTCCTGGCCCTTAGGGAAGCCGCTCCCGTAGATCCAGTGGAGGCTGTCGCGGATCTCGAATCCGGCGTCCTCGATGGCGACGGTCATGCGGTGGTAGGTGCGGGTCCCACCGAAGGCGAGCAGGTGGCCGCCGGGCTTGAGTACGCGCCAGCAATGCCGCCACACGTCGACGTTGTAGGCGATCCCGGAGGCATCCCACGCCTTGCCCATGAAGCCGAGCTCGTAAGGCGGGTCGCAGACGACGGCGTCGACGGACGCGTCTGGCAGCGACGGCAGGACGTCGAGGCAGTCGCCCAGGTGCAGGCGGACGTGCTCGTCGGTGTAGTAGACCTCCATCATGCGGCGGCCCTCCTGGCGGCGGCGGTGCCTTTCCAGGTGCGCACCCCGCTGTGATGGGCGGTGGGCCGGTTGGTGCAGGCCCAGCCCGCGGTCCGCACGTAGCCCTCGTCCTTGAGGAGCGTCATCAACCGGCCCCAGTGGGCCTGTGGGTTGGGCGGGTCGGGCAGCTGGTGGGTGTCGGCGATGTCCCAGCAGGTGAAGGTGCGGCCCGACGCTGCGGCGGCTATGAACTTCGGCCAGACGATGGCGAGCCACGTCTCGTAGTCCTCGGCGCGCTGGACGGTGCGGGTCTTCCGCTGCTCGGGGACGCTGCCGTCGAGGGCGGGCTGCACGGTCGCGGTCATGACGCGGACTCCTCGGTGGCGGCGAGGATGGCCTCGCAGGTGTTGAGGTCTTGGTCGGCCTGGGTGAGCAGTTCGCCACCCGCCGCGAAGATGCGGGTCTTGGCGGCCTTCCACGGCCAGACTTCGAGGTCGTACTCGATGTGGAAGGGCTGGCTGCTCTCGTCGGCGAGGGTCGCGGCGCTGTAGTCGCGGGCGCACAGCCAAGCTCCGGTGGGCTGGCCGCCAGGGAATTGGAGGTTGTCGCCCCACCGGAAGATGGGCCGGACCTGCTGGCAGTGCTGGCAGCGACCGATCTTCGGGAGGCTGCTCATCGGGCCGCCTCCTCGAAGAGGCTGTTGACCATGGCGTTGTGGTCGTCGACGGCGGTGTTGAAGCAGTCGTTGCACAGGAACGTGACGGGCATTTCCTCGCCGGGCTCGTGCCAAGGCTGCGGGGGCGGCTGGAAGCGGAACAGACGGCGGGTGTGGTGGCAGTCGGGGCACTGTCCGTCGTGGGAGGTGCCGACGATCAGGGCCTCTTCCTGGCGGAGGAGTTCGGCCTGGTGCTGGTCGTAGGTGATGCCGCAGCCGGTACAGGGCCCGGGCCGGAAGATCGAGCCGTGGGGCGGCTGGCACGGAAAGCCGTGCTTGCAGAGCGATACCTTCATGGCGTGTCCTTGTCGGGTGAGGGGCCGGCCCGCATTGCCCGCGGGCCGGCCTCCGGCGTGTGCGGGCTACTTGGTGGGCTGGCCGGCCCACGGGTCGTCGTCCGGCGGGCCCTGCTTGTGGCCGCCGCCGCTCTTGCTGGTGATCTCGGCGCCCGTTATGCGGGTCTGCGGGAATGCCTCGTCGACGGCGATCTCGCGGCGCTGGATCGACTTGAGCGTGATGAGCAGCTGGGCGATGTCGGCGCCGGTCCATTGCTGCTTGGTGCGGCCGAGCTTCTGCTCCAGCTGCGCTTCGGTGACGCCAAGGCCCTGGAAGACACCGATGGCGCCAGCAACGCGCTCCTCGATCGGCTTGCCGTCGCCCTTGGCGAGCGTCTCCCGGCAGAGTTCTTCGGCCTCGCCGATGAAGAAGTCCGGGATGACCGCGAAGATCGCTTCACGGAGGCGTCGGGCGCCGTTGTTCGCGTTGTTCTCGTAGATGTCGCGCAGGTCTTCGAGCTGCACGACCTTCTTGTTGGCGAACTTGGCGTGCGGGACGACGAAGGTGAGGACGTGCCGGGTGTTGGCTTCGACGTCCCACGCCCAGGCCTGCATCTCGGACTGGCGGTAGCTGTCGTCGCGGCGCATCTCGGAGACGCCGTACTGGATGTTGCCCCACGTCTGGGCGAGGGTTTTGGCGAGGTGGATGGTGGAGCCTTCGACGGAGCCGCCGGCCCGCGGGAACTTGTAGAACGCCTTCTCGGCGAGGGCCATCGACCCGCAGGCGGCCTGCATGGCGGCGCGGGAGCGGCCGACGTCGCGGGGGAACTGGCGGGCCACGTAGATGGCGGCCTGGACTTCGGCGACGGCGCGGGACTGCTCGACTGCGGTGGATTGGCCGATGCGGTCGGCGCCGGGTGCGGCGGGCATCTGGGCGGGGAAGTTCACAGGTAAAGCTCCTTGTCGCGGTTCTCGGCGTAGCCGGGGAGAGCGAGGTAATTGGGTTCGTGGTCGGCGTAGCCGGGCCAGTAACCGGTGCTCTGGCACTCGGCGAAGATCTCGATGGCGCGGCGGTTCTTGGCAGCCGCGATGACGCGGGAGCCGAACTCGATGCCGATGACGTTGACGAGGTAGGGCGGCTTCTTCTCCTGTGCGATCAGGAGGAGTTCGGCCGTCTGGTCTCCGAGTCCGAGGGCTCGGGCGCCGGTCTCGTACCAGTCGGCTTGCTGGTTGTAGCCGTACTTGGCGATGTCCTTCTGCATGGCGTCGTCGCTGGCGTCGGTGGTGGTCTTGTAGTCGGGGATGATCAGCCGGCCGCCTTGGATGGAGGGCAGCCAGTCGAAGCGGACGCGGCACCGGATTCCGCTGGGTTCGTCGATCCAGAACCCGGACTGTTCGGGGGCTCCGTAGGCGGGGTCGAGGAGTGCGGCGGCGAGGGGGTGGCGGCGGATGGCGTCGGCCATGTCCTTGACCATCTGCATCTCGTGCCGCTTGAGCGGGATGCCGCCTTGGGCGCGGGCCGCAGCGACCTCGGCTTTGGCGTCCTTGGTGGTCCAGGCGTCGTGGTCGACGAGGATCAGCTTCGGACCGTTGCCGAGGACGGTCTTGTGGGCGGCGTTGCCGTAGTCGAACGTCTTGGTCGGGGTGGGCGGGTTGTCCTGCTCGTACCGGAACTTCGCGGGGCAGGACGGCGGGAGCAGCTTCCGGGCGCCAGATGAGGACAGGGACGTCTTGTCGGCGTGGTACTCCTCGTTGGACAGGTCCGTGTGCAGGCCGAGGGTCGGGGCTTCGACGGCCGGTGCCTCGATCGTGGTGGTCATGCGGCGCCGCCTTCGATGAGCGAGGTGTAGTAGCAGTGGCCCGGCCGCTCGCTGTGCAGCGCGAGGAGCCCTGCGCGGTGCAGGTCTTCGAGGCGGCGGCGGGCCACCGAGCGGTAGACGTTGGTGCCGATGGCGCGGTGGAGAACGACCTTGGCTCGTCCGGGTGTCCACTCCCCGCCTTCGTTGGCGACGGCCTGGAGGAGCGCGAGCTCCGCTTGGCGCGGGCCAGCAGGGTGACGGTCGACCGCCTTCGGGTTCAGCAGGTAGGCGCGTTGGCCGTGGACGGTGACGGGGAGGAGGTGGCCTCGGCGGGCGAGGTCCCGCAGGTCTCGGCGTGCCGCGTTGCGGCCGATGCCGGACCACGGGGTCACGCTGTAGAGGTCCTGGGCGCGACGGGTCGTGACGACTCGCCGGGGCCCGACCTTGATGAGGGCGAGCAAGCTGTCGCGGCGGGGGGTCACGTCCAGGCCGCCCCTGGCCTCCATGGTGGTGGTCATTCGCTGTCCTTGTCGGTGTCGGCGCAGTCTTCGCAGCGGCCGTCGAGGGTGAGCGGGCCGCCGGTGTCGCCGCATTGGCGGCAGGCGAGCGGCATCAGAACGGCACATCCGTGCTGGAGTCGACGGGCACGCGCCAGTGGGTGCCGCCGGGCGTCCGGTGCAGTTCGTGCGGGTCCTGGCGGACACAGCGGAGGAGGTCGCCGGCGTCCGGGTTGAACAGCCCTTCGGGGCACTGCGGTACGTCCGGGCTGCCGGTCGCCGTCTCGCCCTTGGCGATGCGCTGGAGGGTGGCGATGCCTTCCTCGTCGTACTTGGCGAGCAGGACCGCGGCTCCGTAGTCGGGGAACGCGGCGAGGAGCTTTGCCCGGTTAGCCATGTCGGCGCGGTCGATGAGAGTGATGAGGGACTCGGACCAGTCGCCGGCCGGGTAGCCGCCGCGCCCGAAGTGGGACAGGACGTGCGCGGCAACGTCCCGCGGAATGTTGGGGCTGCTGGTGCTCATGCGAGGCTCCAAAAGGGTGTGCTGGGTGGTGGGTCCCGCCCCCGACGAGGGGGAGGGTCGGGGAGCGGGACCCTTCGGAAGCCGCGGCGCGCTGAGGGGAAGGCGCCATGCGGCGGGCTGCGGGGTGGGTCAGGCGGCGTCGGCCGTGAGCGGCGCGGGCTCGGGCTGGTCCTCGCGCAGTCCGGCGAAGTGGTAGCGGCGCACCGTGGCCTTCAGCGCCGCCTTGGACTTCTCGGTGAAGTTGCTGGCGTCCGCGCTCATCCAGTCGATGTACGGCAGCACCCGGGCGATTGCGGCGGCGGCGCGGGCTGCGTCGTCCTTCGACCACCATCCGGCGGCGAGCCGCCAGCCGGAGCCGGTGACGATGGCCCACTCCTCGCCGAAGAAGCCGTTGCCGGAGGCGCGGAGGAACAAGCCGTCGATGTCGGTCTTGTAGGCGAGCTGCCAGAACGTGCGGGGCTCGGGGTCGTCGCCGTCGTGGCTGAACATCAGGATCGGCACGGCGCCCTGGCTGTCCGGGTCGAAGGTAGTGCGGAGCAGGCAGGCGATGGCGACGCCGATGATGCGGTCCTGGTCGCGCTGCTCCAGCTCGTCGAACGGCTTGCCGTGGATGGCGTGGGCGAGCGGCGCGTGGAGCGGCTCGTGAGGCAGGAGCCGGTTGACGGTCGCCTCGGGCGAGTGGACGTAGGGCCGGTAACCGGGCGGCAGATCCGGGGAGTCGTTCGGCTCCTGCGAGTCCTGCCAGGCGTGATAGCCGGTCAGGAGGTCCTTGTACTCCTTGTCGCTGAGGATGACGGCGACGCCGTTCTCCTCAGCGTCGTAGACGTGGCGGCTGTAGCGGTTGCCGAGGTGATCGACGGCGTCAGAGCCGGTCAGGAACTCGTCGAGTGCCTGGTGTGCCTTGTCGAGGGGAAAGCTGATCTGCGGCATGGAGATCCCTCCGTGGGATGCTGGTGGTGGACTCCCGCCCGTTAGCCCCGGGCGGGGGTTCGTGCTGTCAGGCGGCGGCGTTCGCGGCCTCACCCGCGGCGATGGACTTGAGACCGTGACTCGTCGAGCCGGTCGACGGGGATGTAGCAGCCGTTGGCGTTCGTCTGGAGCCAGATGACGGGCCCGTGCTCCTCGTGGATGAGTTCGGCGCTGGCGACGTCGCGGCCGTTGTTGAAGACGTTGATCTGGGTGGGGTTCTGCATCGGGATCTCCGTGGGATGCTGGTGTCGGATCCCCGGGCGTCTCTAGCGCTCGGGGGTTCGTGCGTTGTTCGCCGCTACGCCGGCCGGTGTCATCCGGCGCGGCGGCGGGTCAGGCTGTGAGGCGCCCCGGTCCGCACCCGGGCAGGAGTCCGGCTTCGGCTGCATCCCAGAGGGCGGTTACGTCGGTCGACGTGGTGTCCTGGTCGACGCCGATCCGCTTCATCGGCGGCACGTCGATCCGGCTGGCGTTTGCTGCCGCCGCCTTGTACGGGGCGAGCTGGGCGCGCAGGGCGAGGGCCTCGTTCATCCACGCGTCGCACTCCATGCGCAGCCGGGCCGCAGCCTCTTCCGCCTGGCCGCGCTTCTGCTTCTCCTGCTCCCAGGCGGCGTTGGTGGTGACGACGTCGTTGAAGAGGATTGCGAAGAAGTCGTCTGCGGCGGCCTGCCGGTTCATGACCTTCGCCATGTCCTTGCGCAGGTTGCGGATGACTGCGTCGGGGCTGTGCTTGCGCCGGTCGCGCCGGCCAGGGATCAGGTTCAGGCTCACGGCCCCTCCTGGGGTTCGCGATGGAGTCGGGTGCCGAAGACGGCGTCGAGGAGTTCCCTCACGCCCGCGGCGACGGCCGGGTCTTTGGCGAGGAGGCGGCCGGCGAGCCTGGGCATCAGCTCGTCGAGCGGGTGCGGGTGCTCGGCAGCGACCTGGTCGGCGATCCGTACCGCAGCAGCGCGTTGCAGGGCAGGCGGCAGGCTGGCGACCGGGCCGAGGCCGACCGTGTCCATCTCCCGGCCGCCCATCAGACGTCCAGTCCGGTGCGGTCGATGTATCCGGCGGCGTCGCTGTCGGCGAAGTCCCGGGCGGCGGTGAGCTGGTTGTTGAGGTTGCGGGCCTCGTCGAGCGCGAGCTGCTGGGCGGCGATCACCGGGCGGACCCGGCGGATGTACAGCCGCAGCAGGGCGTTGAACAAGCCGGCGGTCGGCGACAGGGCGGCCGGGGCGGTCATGCCGCCTCCAGGACTTGCCGGTACATGGCGGCCGTCGTGGGCTGCCGGTCGGCGATGACCGGGCCGTGGTCGCGGTAGACGACAGACAGCGGCAGAACGGAAGCGCCGACCGCGTCCAGGCGCAGCATCAGCGGCTCACCCGCCTCCGCCCACTCGAACGTCCACAGCCAGCGGGAGCCGTCCAGCGCGGTTTGTGCACGGTCGAGGTCGATGAGGACGCCGTCGAGGATCGTGGTCATCTCACGCCACCCGCCTCAGGCTGCGGGACCGCTTCACGGCGGCGGCCTCGGCGGTGACCGTGGCGAGCCTGTCCAGGGTGTGCTGGTCGGCGAGGTCGCAGACGATCGAGACGCTGGCCGACAGGACGATGACCAGGCTGCCGTTGCGGGCGTCGAGTTCCACGGCGTCGGGGTCGTCGCCCAGCAGGATCGTCGAGGAGACCGGGCGGGTCGGGTTGTCGGTCACGACGCCTCCAGGGGGCGGTGGTAGGTGGGGAGGGCGGCCAGCGCGGCAGCCCAGGCCGGATAGTCCGCGTCGGTGGCGACCGGGGCCTCGGGGTGCTGGATCAGCCAGGCGTCCAGGTCGTAGGCGAGGTGATCCGACGGGGAGTGCGTGCGGGCGGCAGCCAGCCGCAGCGTCAGCACCGGCAGGGGCACGTGGAGCGCGGCGATCGGGCGGGACGGGGCGGTCACGACGCCCCGCCCTCGATCGCGGCGCGCATCTCGGACTGCCGCTTACCGATCCGCATCTGCACGAAGGCCAGACCGCGGGGCGTGATGTGCAGCGTGTAGTGCGCGCAGGATCCCCACGAGTGCTCGACCACGGTCTTCACCGCGTTGAACTGCTCGGCGAACGCCGCGTAGAAGTCGTACTCCCAGCCGCCGCACGTCTGCTGGCGCCGGTAGATCAGGTGCTCGTCGATGAGGAAGGCGCGAAGGTCGCGCTCCTTCCAGCCGAGGATCTTCGCCGCCTGCCGGACCAGAACGTCACCGTCCTGCGCGGCCATCAGCGTGTCGTGAGCGAGCGCCTTCGGCTCCAGCTCCTTCAGCTTCCGGTCCGCCTCCACCAGCTGCTCGGCGGTTCGCGTGAACTCCTGCGCCAGAGCGAGCACGCCCTGCGGCGTGGTCAGGTCCGGCAGGCGCGGTGCCGGCGGGGCGACCGAGTAGGAGCCGGTGCGGCGGAGGGAAGGGATGACTTCCTCGGCGAGCCAGTCCTGGAAGCGCTCGGCGGCCGGAAGGTTGCTCCGCATGACGAGGCGGTAGACACCGGACTCGCGGATGACGGTCTTGTTCGGGTTGCCGGGGGTTCCGTCGGAGATTACGACGGAACTCTTCATGCGCTCCGGCAGGCGTCCCACGGCGTCACGGCCGTTGGCGAGGCCGAGGAGGTCGGTTACGTCCTTGGCGACGAACCAGGGCTCTGCATCGATCATCACGGACCGCACGCGTTGCGCGGTCTCCGGGAAGGTGAACACCAGCGGGGTGCTCGGGGATGGGACCATGGTCACGGTCCACTCCTGTTCTCTACGGGATGTGTGGGTGGATCGCGCGGCTAGGCCGCGGGGCCCCGGCTGCCGGTCTCTGACCCCCGGCGGTTGGGGCCTAGGCCGCTAAGCGGCGACGGGGGCCGGCTGCGGCTTGGTGAACGGCTTGACCGTGTAGCGCTCGACGAGAGCGACGATCTGAGCGCCGGTCAGGTAGTTGTCGCGGCCGTTGAAGACGTAGTCGATCTCCTTACGGCGGCACATTTCGGCGATCTTCCGGCCGGAGAACGGGGCCCAGATCGCTGCCTCGTAGGGCGTGTAGGCGAAGAGCTGACCTTCGGCGGTCTGGGGCGCCGGGAGGTTCTCGCGGATCTTGGGAGCGGGGCGCTTGGGGCGCGTGGACGTCGTGGCCTGGGGGGCGGTCACGGGGTCTCCTTGTGGGTGATGTCGTCAGGGGTGACACCCAGCGCGTCCGCGACTTTCTCGATGTTCTCCGCACTCAGTCCGGCGAGTCCTCGTTCGACTCGGGAGAGGTGCGACCGATGGATCCCCGTTTTCACAGAGAGCGTGCGCAGGCCCATTTGAAGAGCCCTCCTTCTGTAGCGGATAGCGCTGGAGTGCGGTCTCACGCCTTAGAAGCTAGCCAGTTCGTGCGCTTCAGGCAAGCGTCAGGACTACATCGGTGCGCTTTTTTATAGCCGCGCAGACCCCGGCGCGCCCCCTACCTACCGGTAAGCACTGTGCGCCCCATGCAACCCAAACGCTCTGTTTGCGAGCCCAAGCGCAGGTCAAAAGGCCAGAACCCAGCTAGGTGGTTGCATGGAAGTAGTGCATGATGGAGAGCCATGGAGCGAGATTGGGAACGTCTCGGCAGGGCTTTCGCAAAGGCCCGGATCGCGGCAGGCCTCACCCAGGAACAGGCCGCTGAGCGGCTACACCTCAGCCGCACCCCCATCCAGGCAATCGAGCGCGGCAAGCAGCCGAACGGCAAGACGTTCACCAAGGTCACCCAGACGATGCGGTCCTACGCGCGTCTGGTCGGCTGGACCGAGGCTTCCCCTGAGCAGATCCTCGACGGGCAGGATCCAGAACCGGCCACGCAACCCGTTTCCGCGTCGCCCTCCGACGCGAAGGCAAATGTGCCGACGGCCGTCGACCGCGAACTCCGCACCGGCCGGACCCTCGACCATGCCGTTGTGCACATCGGCGGCACCGAGGACGACGACACCCGGCTTATCGTCGTACTTCAGGGCGCCGATGACATGACCGAGGAAGAGATCGACAAGGCATGGAACACGTGGCGCCAGACCCGGCGCCGCCTCCAGGCGATCCCCGGTGAAACAGACACCACCCAGGAGTCGTAGGTCTTTTTCGGCCCCAGACGATCGACTGTGACTCAAAAGCATGCTTTCATCGACACACCGTCACCGAGGGGGGGCACTGCTCGGATGGGGACAGCATGTGGGTCATGCACGTTGAGCGTGTTCAGGGTGGCTACATAGAGCCCGAGATCATCGATCTCGAAGACGGCACCGGATGCCTGTTCCGGCTGCACGAAACAGACGTGAGCGAGGACGGCACCACCAAGCTGGCCGCACTCCTCACGGCACAGGCAAAGCGCTGGGCCCCCCGTCCTCCCGGAGCGCCGCTCGGCCCCGTCATCCCCGTCCGCTGGGAACGGATCCCCCGGCCAACCGACCGCCTCAGCATCGGGGTGGAGGACGGCTCGAAGTCCATCACCTACACGGTCGACCCCTCGCTCATCAGCCAGCGCGCGGCGGACTATCTCAGCCGACTCGACACGGAAAGATCTCCGTACTGGCAGCGTGTACCCGAGGGCTACCACGACGGCGAGAACGACGCCGAGTAGCTGGACGCAAGGGGGCACCGTGGCCTACGCCGAGAAGGTCTACAAAGTCCGCAAGGGCAAGCAGACGAAGCAGTTCACCTGGCGCGCCAGGTACAGGAAGCCGGACGGCACGTGGGGAAGCGAGCCCGGCTTCCCCACCAAGGCCCTCGCCGAACAGTGGGGCGATCAGCAAGAGGCCGCGATCCGGTCCGGGACGTGGATCGACCCGGACAAGCTCGCAACGCCGTTCGGCAAGTGGGTCGAGATCTGGAAGACGGCGAACAAGAAGCGCCCCCGCACCCAGAGCGACCGCGCCTACCTGCTGGACAAGCTGCTGCTGCCCGAGTGGGAGCACACGCCCCTGATGGAAGTGAACAACGTCTTCGCGGTGAAGGCGTGGGCCACACGCACGGCGAAGCCCCACGGCAGGCACGACCCGAACACGGTCGCCCGCGCCCGCAGCCTGCTGTCTACGATCCTCTCCGGAGCCGAGGACGCCGGCTACATCCCGGCGAACAAGCTCTACGGCCGGCGCGTCCTCGTCGGCGCCGACCACCACGAGGAGGTGGAGGAGGTATGGGCGCAGCCGGACGAGGTGTACCGGATGGACCAGCGCATGGACGGGGTCCACGGTCTGATGATGACCGCGGACTGCTACCTGGGCTTGCGGTGGGGCGAACTGGCCGGCCTGCACCGCGACAACTGCCTGCTCAAGCGTGTGGACAAGATCGACGGAAAGCCGTTCGTGCGGCACGTGGTCCGGATCGATCCGAAGGTCGGCTCCCTGCACGAGGACCCTGTGGAACTCGACGAGGAGGGCCTGGCGGCGTGGGAGGCGGCCGAGGATGCGCGGCTGCGGGAGTGCGCGGAGAAGGGGTGGAAGGCCAGACGGAGGAAGCCGCCCAAGAACCGGCTGGCGCTGTACCTGGGCCCGCCCAAGAACAAGTACTCCGCCCGGGAGGTCGACGTACCGGAGTTCCTGGTGCGGCGGCTATCCGACCACATCGAGGCGTGGCCGCACGAGCATCCGTTCTCGACGCCGAAGGGGACGTTCTGGCTGCGCGGGAACTTCACGGCCCGGCAGCTGCGTCCCGCGGCGGACGGCCGCGAGGCGATTCCCCGCAAGCGTGGCTTCGCCGGCCGTGAGGAGTGGAAGCCGGTCCTGCCTGGCTTCACGATGCGCGGGGCGCGGCATACGCACGACACGTGGATGAAGGACGACGGCGTGGACCGGGCGCTCAGGTTCTTGACGATGGGGTGGGTTCCGAAGGACATTGAGGGAACCTACGAGCATGTGACGCCGGAGATGCGAAGGCATCGGCTGGAGCGTCTTGAGGCTCGGTGGGAGCGCGGGAAGCGCGTGGCCCTGCGGGACGCGGGTTGAGAGTCCTCGGAGAGTTGATCTCCTAAGGATCTCCTAAATGATCTACCAGGGGCCCCTTACGGATCATGTAAGGGGCCCCTGACCTGCGGTGGGCGCGGACGGTTTCGAACCGCCGACATCCTGCTTGTAAGAGAGGATGTACGCACTTGACGTGATCGACGAGCGGCTCGTTCAACAGCCACAACGAGCCATAAAGCGCAGTTCAGAGGCTTGCGGGGCAGGGTCACCCTCACCTCCGGCGCCGCCAGTGCGCGCTGGCGATACATCAGTGCGCGCGGGTGCTCCACGCGCTCGTCTCCTAAAAATCTCCTAACGGATCGTGCCGTTGTTGCACGTCAGGGATTCAGGCAGCCCCTCACCACTTCGCCGGTGAGGAGGCGAGGGGCCACCCCAAGTGCCGGTCCCCCGTCACCGAGGGGGGGCAACCCGAGAGTGACGGGGGCCGGCACGTTCTGGATGCCTCGATCTTCACCTTGCCGAAAGGTGCAGGTCTAGGCGGTGATTCACTCGAAGGAGTGAACACGTGTTCGAATCCGGACACTACCCGGCACCCTGCGGCATATGCCAGACCGCAGGGCCGCGAGTGGGGGTGGTAGTGCCGGTGGCGCCGCTTCCTGACACCTGTGCAAGATCAGATAAAGCCTGCTGTCACCAGGCTGACTTGCGGTCGAGCAGGTCAGAGCGTTTGCCGAATGCTCGAAGACCTTCCCGACGACGACTGGCTCCTGCGCGAACGACGTCGCATCGGCAGATGCATCCGGAACAAGCGCCTAGACCACAACCTCACCCAGGAGGCCGTGTTCCTGGCGGTTCCACTGAACCGGAAGTTCTATCAGGAGATTGAGGCCGGCCAAGCTAACCCGTCGCTTGAGACCCTGCTGCGTATCGCACGGGCTATCGGCGCGCCCATCTCCGACCTCCTGGGTGACAGTTAGGCAGATCCCGGCAGCCCGTTCGGAGCCAGGTTCAACTATTAGTCAACATCCGAACCGCCGGTAAGGGAACCGTGGCGCATGCATATATGCGTGTGAAATCTGTACTCCCAGTGTGAAAATGTAACCGCTTGCTGATCCTCTGGCCTGCGGTTAGGTCCGCCTCGCCTGCCGCATCCGCGCGCGGGGGCAGTGGTGCGAGCACCTCGCGAGCGGCACTGCCGGGCCGGCGCCTCCACGGATGCTCACGTTGCCGTCACAGTGCGCACACTCGCTGATAAGGCAGGGTCCACAGACGGAACCGTCGGCGTCCTGGCGGTTCACAGGACGCCCCGCAGCCCTATCGCGGACTCGGCCGGGCACACGTACACGCCGCCTAACCCGGCCCCCGACGGCGACAGGCGCTCCCCGATGCGCACGGGCTGATGGTCCTGGCTGCCGCAGGGGCAAGCCGGTTTGGCGCCGGGTGTCGCTTCGGCGGGTTCGGGGTCTCTAGGCTCGTCCACGTCGACGCTCCGTTCGTCGGCCATGCCCCCGGGCCGTTGCGAGCGGTCGCGGGGGTCCGTGCAATTGCAAGGCTAGACCTACTTGCATCGGCCTGTCTCGAAACGTATCGATACGTAGCCCAAGATGCTGACCTGTAGCGACCTGCCTAGCTTCGGATCATGGCGACTGATCCTGATGCGGAGATCGACCACGAAGGCCCCGTCACCCCTTACCGGCAGCTCGCCGAGATCCTGAAGGCGCGGATCGGACGCGGCGACTGGGCTGAAGGCCGGCCGATCCCGTCAGAGACGCGGCTGGTGCAGGAGTACGGCATCGCCCGGACGACCGTGCGGCGCGCGCTTGACGTCCTCGTCGAGGAAGGCGCCGTGTGGAAGGTCCAGGGGCGCGGAACCTATGTCGGCCAGCCGCCGAGCCATGAGTGATTGTCCGACCCCGCCGATACACTCGGATCATGCCCACCATTCCCCCGCACCCTGGTCCAGCACGGCCTGCTGCTGTGGTGAATGAGGAGATCCGTGCACTGGTGCTGGCGTGCGGCGGCTGGCTGTACGGGCCGTCGCGGGAGCGGTACGAGCAGCTGGTCGCTGAGTGGATGGTGGCCGACGCGGCCGAACGCCTGCGCGAGAGCATCGTCGAAGCGGCTTAAGATCTTGCGGTGGCTGACATCGACTTCCCCGAGGATCTGATCGCGCTGGAACGTTCCGCCTGGGAGGAGATCCAGGCCGGACGGCTGACCCTCGACACCGCGACCGCCGTGCAGGCGCGGCTCACCGCGTTCGCGGCTGAGGCGGGCGTCGACCGGTACACGGCGGAGATGGCACTGAAGCGGGCCGTGCGGCACCCGGAGCCCGAGCCCGCCGGAAGCTGACAGCAGCGCACCCCGGTCGGGGTTCCACGCTCGACCGGGGTGCAGCAAACCCGACTTGCTCGTGTCGGATGATGCGATCAGGCTACTGGCCACCACTGACAACGCCGGGGCGCGTCGACAGGACGTAGGTGCCCGCTCCGAAGCCATGCCCAGCAGCCCGCTGTGCGTTCACCCGCAGCTTCGCGAAGCTCTCCGCCATCGGGCGCAGGCATTCCAGCTGGATCACGGGCGCGGGCGGGTAGTGCCTGTCGAGCTGCTTCAGCGCACGCTTCGGGTTCGGGTACGGGCGGTACGACATGGGCGCCTCCTCGCGTCCCCGCCAGGATGGCAGACGGTCACGTCTCGTCCGGCCAGGTCGTCAACACGACAGCCGCCTCTTCGTCGACAAGGGTGATCCGCGCGTCCGGCATCGATCCGCGTTCCCCGATCCACGTCGTGAACTGGCGGCGCGCCACAGCTTCGCTCCCCCACCAGCCCTGCATCACCATGCGGCCCGCCGATGTGAGGGTGAGGTGGTAGCGCTCCGGGTTCATGTGAGCCGGATTCCGCGCGGCTGGCCAGGTTCGCGGACGATCGCGGCCTTCGCCTCCAGCTCCCGCAGCTGGTAGTGCACCGTGCTGACAGCCAGACCGACCTGGTCGGCGAGCTCGGCCACGGTCGGGGCGTCGCCGTCCTCGAGGATCGCCTGCCGGATGCAGGACAGGATGCGCTCCTGAGTGACGGTGAGGTAGTCGACCTTACGCTGGACCATGCCGCCAATAGAGCACGTGTTCGAATTTTGGTGCAAGCTGGAGACGTGACCGACCTCCCGCCCGACCTGCCCAGACTCCGCACCCTGGAGACCTGGCTCGCCCTCACCCTCGACGAGGTACGGGCAGCGATCACGGCAGCCGAACGGCGGGAGCAGGAACGGCAGCGAGGCGAGCAGGCATGACCCCCGGCACCCGACTGGCTCCTCGAGGTCGGCCTCAACCGGGACGCGCCACCCGTCCAGGTCCACGCCGGCGGATGCTGGAACGCAGGCAAGCGCAGCAAGGGCGTGCCACGAGAAGAAGCCCTGCGCGCCCTCGCCGACGGGGTCAAAGCGTGCGGGGCGTGCCGGCCGGACAGCGAGCTCGGGTTCCTCGAGGGCTAGGCGCTCTTCGACTTCCGGGCCGTCTTCTTCGCCGCGGTCTTCTTGGCCGGCTGCTTCTTCGCCGCCTTCGTCGGCATGTCGTGCACGTCCGCGTCCTCGCCCCGTGAGGCTTTCACCTTCGACACCGACTCCTGCAGCGCGGCCATCAGGTCGAGCACTTGGCCGGACTCGGCCGGCTCTGGCACATCCGGGAGGGCGCGGTCTTCCCGCTTCGCTTCGATGATCTTCGCGAGGGCGTCGGTGTACGCGTCCTCGAACTCGGGGCCGTCGAGGTCGTCGCGGGTCATGCGGTCGACGAGGGCGAGGGCCTGCTCGATCTCCTCGTCAGACACCTCGGCAGTCGGCGGGTCGACCGCGGCCGGGTCCCGCACCTCGTCCGGCCAGCGCATCGCATGCAGCACGATCACATCGTCTTTCACCCGCAGCAGCCCGAGGCGCTCCCTACCCGACCACGCGTACTTCGCCACCGCCACCTTCGACGAGCGGCCCAACGCCTTCACCAGCAGTTTGTACGGCTTCGCCGCGACCTGCCCGTCGGGCACCAGGTAGTACCCCTCCCCGATCCGGATCGGGTCTACGCTGTCGAGGGGGACGAACGCGGCGATCTCGATCGCCTTCGCCGTCGGTAGCGGCAGGTCCCGCAGCTCCTGGTCGGAGATCGCGACGATCTGATCCTTCGCGTACTCGTATCCTTTGCCGATCTCCGATTGGGAGACCTCGCGGTCCTCCAGCTCGCACACCTTCCTGGTGCGGACCCGGCTCATGTCCTCCAGGTGGTACTGGTGGAAGGAGATGGAGTGGTTCTCGGTTGCGCTGGCTACGTGAATCGGCACGGTTACGAGACCGAAGCTGATCGCGCCGCTCCAGATCGTTCGGGGCATGGCTGACCTCCGCGTGAGCCCCGAGCAGGATCAGGGTATGACATGACACGTAAGCGCTCATATCGGAACGAATGGTGCGAATGGGCGGGATGGGATGAGGAACACGGTCACACGTAACCCCTCACACCAACGGAGCCACAATGATCATCAAGAGAATGCATGACATGGGCATCCGCAGCGAGCACGCCTACCTGGCAGCCATGGGCTCCATCGGCCTGTCCTTCTTCACCTGGGTGACCAGCCTCAAGGCCGAACCAGGCGGCCACGCAGACCTCGCCCGCGCCGACAGGTGGGGCATCTTCGTCGGCGAATGGGCCCCCACCTTCTTCGGCCTCGGCCTCGCCCTCTCCCAGCACGAACAGACTGAAGGCACCCTCACCACCAGCGTCCGCGACCTCTGGGCGGAAAGGCAGCAGCAGGAACGCTAGACCGCCCGACAAGCGCGAACGCCCACCCCATCACGGCCAGTCGCGTTGGGCAGCCGCATGGCCTCCCGTGGGGAGCCGGGAGGTGCGGCGGGCCCTACCGCGCAGGCACGCACGGCAGGGCCCGAAGGGGGAGCCACCCGGGGGTGAAGCGGATCCCGTGCGGAACACCATGCACCACGAACCAGCCACAGCGGTAGGTATCAGCCACGGGAAACCGAGGCAAAACGACAGCGCCCGCCTCGACGGGGGATGCGAGGCAGGCGCCTGCGGCCAGTCTGGCACCTTCAGATACAGGCGCGCTGTACGACGAACAGGGTGTCTCGGCCGGGGAGTCGCTGCGGCTCGTCCGTCGAGGCGATCGTGAAGCTCGAACCGCAATAGGGACAGGTGGCCCTGGTCAGTCCTGTGGGCAGGTTCACGACCGCCCCGGAGGCGGGGTGGATCGCGGGACGGCGGTCGGGCGCGAAGGTAAATCTGTGCTCAGTAGTCATGGCCGCAGTTTGCGGGCACCACGATGGAGATCATTCCGGAGTGCACAGCGCCCAGCTACAGGCCGATGTCCTCCGATGCCGCGTCGGTCCACTTGTCGGCTTCTCGGATGTAGCCCCAGAAGGCCGGCGAGTTCTCGGCGTGCCCGGACTGCTCGCGAATCTTCTCTTCGCGCTTCCCGGCCCGGCGGCTGGTGGTGATGAAGCCGGCCCGCATCGAGTGGCCGGTGAGCCGTACCGACAGCCCGGCGCGTTCGGCGTTGCGGGCGATGATTTCGCGGACGGCTTCTGGGGAGAGGGCGCGGTCGCCGAGACGGCCGTGGACGGTGATGGGCAGGAAGGCGGGGCCGGTGGTGATGCCTGCGGCGGCGCGCCAGGTGAGCCAGGCGCGGACGGGGCAGGTGTCGGGGTTTTTGCCGTAGTGGACGACGACGTCTCGGGGCGGGCGGCCTTTGACGGCGGGGACGTGGACTTCGAGGCCTTGGCTGACGTGGGTGATGGTGTCGGCGCGGAGGGCGGCGACTTCGGCGGAGCGTCCGGCGATAGCGAAGGCCATGAGCCAGAGGGCGCGGTCGCGGAGTCCGGTGAGTCCGTCGGCGACGGCGGCGTTCATCTGCCGGAGTTGTTCGGGGGTGACGGCCGCGGCCTTGCCCCTGCCGCGCGCCATCCGTTCGGGGTCGTTCTTCAGCGGCTTGAGGGCTTGCCGGGCGGCGACGGTGGCAGCCTTAGGGACTTCGATGCCGTGTTCGTTCCGGGCGGTGACGGTGACGCCGGTGATGCGGCGGTCGATGCTGTTGGGTGCGGCGAGTTTGATGGTGTCGAGCCAGACGACGAACCCGACGAGCGTGCCCTTGG